AACCTGTAAAGTCTGGGGAAAAGTGGGTTTGTAATTTATGGGTACATAAGTATCCTTATAATTCGTGAGCAACTCTTTCACGGTTAATCATGTGGAGAGCTTCCACATCTTTCTTATTTTGACCCACGTATGGGACGGCGTAGCCTTCATCACACATCCACTTGTTAACATTCGTCCATTGACCATCCTCGGAGACCCACACCTCTGCGAGGATGCGCCCAAACTTACCACGAGAGTCCTTCTCGGGACATCTGAGTTCAATCTCAATATCATCCTTCTCGGATGCGATCGCCTTGAGACACCATTCCTTCAACTTCTTCTTGGAAAGGAGTCCATACTTCTTCTCTTCTCTATCTGATGTACGAGACTCTGGGGTATCGATGCCAAGGAGGCGTACCCTTTGACGAGTACACACATCAAAACCAAGGTCAAGGGTCACATCAATGGTATCACCATCGACAACTTTTTCTAGTGAGGAGACGCGGTAGACAAATTCACACACGGGCTGGGAGTAAGTAGACATATAGTGTAAATGAACATTATTCTCCCCACAGATAGCTCATAGACCTTGACGTTGATAGTTTGATACGTTTGAATAGCCACCACATCATATTAAAAGAAAGCGACATATTTTTTAATATGGTTGATGTAGAAGCCCTCGCCAAACAAATATATTCTCAACTGGGTGCTGGTTACAGTGAGAGAGTATACCACAATGCTATGGAGGTACTTCTACGAAAATATGGTGTTCAATATGAGAGTGAGCGCATAGTTCCAATCCCATTTGAGGGTCATGTGATTGGAAACTTGAGGGCCGACATTATTATTAACAATGAGACAATCTTAGAGTTCAAAGCGATTAAGACTCTGAACGATGCGGCGGACTTACAGGCACAAAACTATCTTCATCTGACTGGGTTGAAGAGAGCGTATCTGATAAATTATCCCCCGTTTCCGAACCGAGAGGTTGAGGTCCGCCACATTGTTGCATTAGGATCATTAGAGGAAACATCTTAGCCAATATTCCATAAAATTCTCGAGCTTCATCGTGGTATTTTTTTGGATCTTGAAGACCATCTGTGAGAAGTTCGTTGGCTCTATTTAGATGATACCGGGCTTCCTCTATACAGAACTTTTGATGTTCATTCATTATTCACTTGTGTGTCAGCTTCTTTAAGCATGAAACATGTTGGACATTTATGGTACTTTGGGAAGCATGTTAGACATGCATAGTGAGGACATTTCCTAAACTTTACACATTTCTTGATGTTAAGACAGAGTAGACACTCTGTGTCATCCTTAAAATCAAGAATTTGATTCTCGAATTTCCAGAAACAGAGACTACATACTTTCAATCCCAAGTACATCTGTTTATGACAGACATCAAAATTAGGACAGGGTTCCTTGATCATTACTATATAGTCGGTATAAATTCCCACTGCAAATCGCAACAAATCTTTTTCCATATTACATCTTGTTGATAAAGTTTTTCTTTAGATTTGAGTAATGGAAAGTACTGAAGATATTCATCTGCTCCCAAGAGTTCACAAAATTTATAGAGGACGTATGAATAACTAAGAAAGTTTTTCCTTTCGGAAGGGCAGTTGTCATCAAATGGTTTTTGAATATCCTTAAACATAATTCGCAATTGTTCTTCCAGTTCTTGTGGCATGTTAGGCGCTCTGATGCCATTCAGAATATTTGTTATATATGGAACATGTTCATAGTACTTGTTTAATCTCAACTTTTTGAGCAATCCTCTAATTTTAGCGTGTGTAATTTCATCCAATTTCTTGATCTTAATCTTTTTGAGTTCAGATCTCAATTGTTCCATCACCTCATCGGGTATCGTTGTCATTTCCTGTGCTTGAAACTGACTCAACCATTCATTGAAGTGGTTCTCCCTTTTGTAACTATAATTAACAACTTTCTCCGATGTTTCTTGTTCTTCTCTATATGTCAACTCTTCGCTAATCAGACACGCTATGACTAGACCACATGAATCACATACAAGTTCACTTGTATCCTGAAAATGTACTATGTTACTCGATGAACAGTTCGTACATTGTTCTATTATACGATCTTTCGATCTGGCTACATTTTGATTTTCTACTTCAGCGAGATAATCGATGAATATGTCTTTACGTTTTAGACCCACTGTCTCTTTCACGTTGAATACATTATCAGTATTTGTTTCGATACCATTCTCTTCTACATATTGATTCATATATGGCATGCACTTGATTATATACTCAGACATCTCATCTTCGTACCTGCTTTTATTTGAAGGATCGGTTTCAATAAGATTGTTCCAATTTTCAATCTTATTGTTATACCTACTTAAAAAGTTTCCCTCCATTATAATTAAGAATGTTGATCAAACTTTTAAGTACTGTTATATTTTGGTACAAAAAATTGACTACATATCCAGACTATCACATTATTTCAGAGGAACTTGAGTATAAAATAGACTATAGAATAAAGTATCAAATCGAAGATGAATTCTGGAAAAATGAAAGTAAGGATTGGGATGGTGTACTCGATGAATTCTATGTACTCGTGAGTGGTAAGAACTTCAGAAATACAATTGTTCCACAAAATGTCAAGAAACTGATACTAAGAGTCAAGTATTGGTATGGTGGTAAAATATATAAGGCGGTATCAACGAATATAAACTTCAAACCAGGGCAAGTTGTCGAGGAAGGTATGAAGTTTTCAATCCCAATTAGTAGTGCTTGGATCGTGGATCATGATGATAAACCACAGGTAAACATTACTGAAAAGGTCAAAAGATATGCTGGACCGAGAAATGATTTCCACGGGGAATCTGTACCATTACAAGATTTTCTATATTACACAACGAAGATGCTTCAGAAGAAGTACCCCAAAGTGTTACTTTTAAATACAATAGGTATGAAAAAGATTTTACTTACACGTGAAGACCTTACAACTGATCTTCGGATACCTTAGTTGCGAGGTAGAACTTGAGATCACCTAGATTGGCGACGTTATACTTCAAGATTAGGAATCTATTACCCTCTTCCTGCATGATTTGCACAGACGCACACATACTCGTCGCCTTTGTAAATATATTCAGGTACCTCAAAGAATAGAGTCCACCAATTTCAGAACTTTCTTCGGGACATTTAATACATGTCTCCTGTGAGGCAAAATCACCGTTACATTTTAGTCTGAAATCAAATCCACTTCTCGTGATTTCAATATCCGTTCCAATATTTGACATGTCCCGGCAGAGTCTCTGGAAATCCGCCGATGGTAATATTGTATTACTTGTCATCGTAACATTTGGAACTTCAATGCGCGATTCATTAATGTCGAGAAGTTTAAGTTGAAAATGTGTGTTCGTCTTTTTAGACTCACTTATAATTTCAATATCCATATGTTCTTTTGAATTGATTTCAATTTTCAAGACATCATTATTTGTAATTGTTTTTAAAAGTTTGAAAGTATTTGAAATATTAATTCCAGCGATAATCTCTTGTTCACAAGAATATTCCTCAAAATTGTCTGCTGCCAAATACATATCAACTAGGGATGTCCTAGCTGTGTCGAGGGTTACGATATACATTCCATCCGGTTGAAAGTAAATGTTAACATCATTTAGAATGTCCTTGAGTACTTCAAAGATGGACTTTACGGCCGAAGCTTGTATAGTCACTAATTTCATATCTATACAATATTGTGCGTTAGATCTTTAAATCTGTTCCGAATAAACAACGCCTTTCGCGACATCTCTATTAATCTTGTCTTCAAGATCTCGTGTCATGGCTGGCTGTAGTGACTGACCGTAGTTATCAAGTGAAAATATATCAGTGTCGTTATCATTACTATCAAGGGTAGTCATAGTACAGGCCCCACCCAAGCCACAATGTTCTACATCTTTGGCTGGTAAAAGTGATTCCAGCCAATTTTTTATTTCGTTCCCCACCAAAATCTTTCCATTTTTCGTTAACATGGTGGGTACTCTGGTGATTTTATTGCGGTATGCGGGTGGGACACCTTGAGTATTGACATTGTGATAGTGTACAATTTGTTTCAGTTGAGTGTGTCTGTTCACATACTCTACGATCTCCATTGAATGTTTGCACCTCGGGCTGTAGACCAGGAGTGACATCTAATATGTATATGGGATTTTCTAAAAAAAAATTAACGCATACTAGTAAAGATGAATGTCCTTTTGATAATCGCACTTCTTGTGATTATTGTCCTGTTGACTCAACGAGAATCGTTCACAGAGAGCTTTGGTCTTTCAGGCTACACAAAACCAACCGGATCTATTAGATTTGATGATGCCAACCCGGACCTCAGTGCTTACACTCAGGCCGAGGCTAAGGTCAGCAACGATCTCATGGAAAAGTTTATCATGATGACAAACAAAGAAATTTCAAAGCGCACGGGGCTTTGCACGTATGTTATCGAAACCACTTCAGTGAAGAAATATGATAGTAGTTCAAACAATTTGTATCAGTGTGCGTTTATGGTTGTCAAGAATAACGGGTTTGCATTCGGTTTCTCTGTGACAGCTTCGTTTGAAGTTCAAGGTGAAGATGTCAAACTTGTCTCTCTCCGCTCACAACCACTTGGTGTTCAAACACCAACCAATGTCGCGCCATACACAGAGGGTTCGTCTGGTAAAGAGTTCTTGGATTACAAGTTAGTAAAAGAAAAGTCAGAACCAACTTTGAGTGAGTTTGAATCGGCTAAAAATAAATTGCGGTAATTGTAATGATCAGTATCAATGATGTGACGAAAATTGATGAAAAAAGAAAACAGATCAAAAAGGAAATATACAAAAAGATATATGAACAGTTTTCTCGAAAGATTAAAAAGGCGGTTGAGTTTGGTAATAAGCAGATATTTCTTACAATTCCGACGTTCTTAGTTGGATACCCGGTATTTGATCGATCAGCGGCCGCCCATTACGTGGCACGTCAATTCAAACACGGTGGTTTCAATGTAAACGTCGTCGGTGAATACGAAATATATGTGAATTGGATTGTAGATAAAAAGAAAGATTCGAGAAACACTGAACATACAGACGAAACACAGTTCCCTGATTTAATGAACCTTAAAAAGATTGCAAATAAGTACAGGAGAGGTGCGTAGTAAAGGGTGTAATTAAAAAACCTCTTAATCATAAATGGATAATTTAAATGTACTGGTTGAAGCCAAGCGCGAATATTTGGGTCAACTTTGCCTTATTATGTCTCCAGCTATGATTGAAGTTTTCCAAGATATGTATGATGAAGCGACAAAACTTTCAAAGGGGCGAAAGACTCTCGTCATGTTCCAAAAACTTCTCAAGGAAGTTCCAAACTGGTCGAACGCCATGTCGAAGCAGCACACCGATAACATCGCGAACCGCTGTGCGTGGTTTAACGACTTGTTGGCGGCTGTTTTTGTTGCGTGTACTAAGATTCTTTCAGCTGTTCGTCTCAAGGCGGACAATAAGAAGATTAGTCTCAAACTTCCAACAAATGAAGTTTTCATTCAAACGTGTTACAACAATGCTGCGAAAGATCTCTACAAAGACCCCTACGTGTTCCACGACGAACAAAGTGAATATGTGCGTGATGAGAAGTTAACTGAGCGTTTCTGTGCGTGTATCGAAGCTAGTGTTAAAGAGCTTATCCCAGTTCAACAAATTCTTCAAACATACATGTCCCAAGAGACCCGAGACATTGACTTGGATGGAGAAATTCAGGATAGCGAAGACCCCGACGTTTTCGAGGGACAAGATGCCGAACCAGAACCATTCCCAGAAGAAGAACAAGAAATGGAACCAATGCCCGAAATTGGTGGTGAGGTGGAACAGTTGCAACCAACCGGTCTCGAAAATGAATTTAAGACCGTCCCCGGTGTCCAGGCCCTTCAACCAGAATGTGAACCGGAGATGCAACCAGTGGAACACCAACCACAACAACCAGAGGAAGATGATAACGTCTTCTTCGGTGATGCACCAGAAAGCCGTACAAAAAAAGTTGCGTATAATTAAATGGAAGATCTCTCCGAATATCTCCGAGACCCCATCAGCGCAGCGATGATCGCCGCCGGTATAACTGCTGGTTACATTCACTTCAAGGCGTATCTCAATAATGAAGGAAAATTAGAACTAAATAAATACACAAAACCAGCGTTGCTCAATGCCATCCTCGTTTATTTCATCGTGTCTAACGGCCTTGGTCAAAAAGAGACTATATCTACAGACCCTTTTTAAACTTAAAGATTTACTTCATATTATAAGAAAATGACTTCCGTGAATGCCTTCAACGACATGCTCGGTCAATTTCTTGTGGAATTGCACAAGACTTTTCCAGAGGAAAAAGACGTTAAGAAAATGATGACTTCATTCGAAGTCTTGCGAACCACGAGTCCCCGTTTGGTGGTTGACGGTTTCATGAAAGGTGTGAGTCCGTACGCCGATAGAATCTCGGCGAAGGATGAAACCTTCCTTTTGAACGAGATTGACACGATTGATTTCTTGAAGGAATTGAACATTAAGAGTTACTGGACTCGTATGAGTACAGGCACGAAAGATGCTACGTGGCAATATCTTCAAACTCTGTACATGCTCGGTACGACTATTACGTCGATTCCAGCGGACACATTGAACCTCATCGAGGGTATCGCCAAGGACTGCGCTGAAAAGATGGAGACGGAAGGTGGTGAACTCGACCAGGCTGCGCTCATGAAGATGATGGGCAGTATGCTTGGTGGACTTCCCAAAAAATAAACCTCATGATATACTAAATGAAGGCTTGGTTCGACGATCCAAAGCAACTCATCAAGGAAAATAAGATTACACAATTCTGGCCCAATAAAAATCAAACATCAGAAGACCGAATTAATGCTGCTTCCCGTTTTATTATTTACGCGACTTGTATTATTTACCTCACACGCCGTGATCCACGGATCTTTATTTTAGGCGGTACTGTTTTGGGTGTTCTTTATGTTATGTACAAGACAAATATGGTTAGAGAAACATATGGTACTCCAGTTTCTGGAGATACTGGATGCCACATGCCATCTATTGATAATCCAATGGGAAATGTCCTCGTCACCGATTACACGGATGCACCAAATAGATTAGAAGCTTGCTATTACCCAAGTGTTAAGCCATTCGTAAAGAGTTTTCTCGATGATAGATTCCCCACGGATTCCGGCCGTTCGAGGACACCACTTCCACAATATCAGCGCAACGCGGCGGCTCGTCAGTTTGTGACCGCCCCAGTGTCTAAGATACCAGGAGATCAGACTGCATTTGCCGAGTGGTGTTACGGTTCAAAGGGTGGTCCCGATTGTAGAACAAGACCACAATTATGTGATCCAAATGCCCGTGGTGCTCAGCTCGGTCCATTCAGAGGTCTTGATATTAGTGGTGATAGACGATAAATATTTCTTATGTAATAATAAATGGCGTACCAACTTCAGCCTGGTTTATCAATTGTCCAAAATACCGGAGCAATTGCCCCTGTCAAAGCGACGGACGAAATCTTCGTCTATCCCCAGCCCAGCTCATTAAACTGTGGTGATTGCCGTCCAAATACAATGTTGTATGGTACGGCTCCATACATGGCTGGTAAGGGCGCCCCTGCCAATTTCATTGACACAAGTGATCAACTCAGGCCTCAAACAACTTCACGTTTTAACAAGGTTATCGTTCCCACATATGAACGTAATCTCTTTCCATTGTCGAACATGGAGTGTAAGACTCCACTTCGTACTATGACTTACGAACCTTCGAGTACACGTGCTGAAATCCAGAATGAACTTTTTGACCAAAGATACGCTAATAAAAATGTTAATAAGAAATAAGAATGGCTGATCCCATTTCGTTAGCAGCTGTCGCGGGATTGATTTTTGCTGGTCGCGCGTTGAGTAACAAAAGCGAACCTCCCAAAGTTGTTCAATGGAAACCAGAAGAACAACAAATCCTTCGAGAAAGAGAGCCGGAATTTGAAGAACCAATATTTGAATCACGTGTTGAAGTACCAAGAAAGGTAGAAGTCACGAGCTTTGCTGATATGGGGGTTCAGTCAAGAAGTGGTGGCCAAGAGTTATTGTCGATGCGTGACCGTATGTATGACCGAGGGGTGATGAACAACCTTTCACCAATTGAAAAGCAAATGGTTGGTCCAGGTTTGGGTGTTGGTGCGGATGTTCCAGCGGTTGGTGGTTATCAGCAAATGTTTAGAGTGAACCCAGTCAATGTTGGTGAATACAGACTCACAACACTTCCAGGCCGATCCGGGCCAGCTATGGATATTACCGGTGGTCGTTCAGCTGTTGTTGGTCAGTTGACACACAATATGCCAGAAAAGACTGCATTCCTTCCATCCCGCCTCCCAACGATGGCCGGTCGGGCTCAGGGTATGACTGGTGTTACCCCAAGAGCCAGTCACCAAAAGACTATGCGTACTACAAATCGATCGGAGACCGGTCTTCGAAATGATGGCCTTGGTTACAACGGCGCGAAGCGTTTCACATCAGCTTTGGCGGTTTCCCAAGATCCAACCCGATTCAAGAGTGACCGAAACGATCAACAGTACAACTACAACAATCAACCAGCACCAGGTATTCACAGCTTCCACGGCGGTTACACGAACAGTGTGGCTGTCCAAGTGTCTGCGAAGACCAACGAAGAATTGATGAAGTATGGATTCCGTCCAGAAGATCGCAGAGGTAAGGCGAATCGTATGGGTAACCCAGGAAGAATGAATGTTACCCAGACCAGGGGTCATCTCACAACGGTTCGGACTGATACTACACGCATCGACGGTCGTGTGAACGCCGCCAACGGTGCATGGACACAACACTATCAACAAAAACCTTATCACCAATTCAACGCCTACAAGTGTAACGAAAATCCACACGCGGCGACGTTGGATTTGGCGAAGAAGCAACTCCACAACAACCCATTGGCACACAGCCTTTCTTAAATTAAATTTAACTTGATTAGACAAAAACAATCATTAAAATTATATGGACTAATTTTAATGAAGGTTCATACCCTTGACATAGATAGTAGCGAACGCGATACCTCTATATACCCGCACGCAAATAACTATGTCGTAACTCTCAAAAATCCAATTTATGACATTTCAAAAATAAGCCTTCTATCTGCTCGTATTCCAACTCCACAACTTCTAATAAATAGTTTAAATAAGACTTTTAGTGTTGATGGAGTAAACATTACATTGGATGAAACAAACTATACAAATGGTACAGATCTCGCAACAGATTTAGACGTTAAACTGCAACCCCCCGAATCAAATGTTGATTCAGTTGTATTTGACACTGATACAAATTCACTCATTTTTTCAAACACAAGTGCCGGGGACAATAACTTTGTATTTGAATTCAACAGTGGAACAAATGGATACGCGAGTAATGTATCACCCTTGACAACCCCACATCAAGTTTTGGGATTTAGTTCAGGTGATGCTGTATCAACCAGTAACACATTATCATCCGGTGCCATCAATTTACAAGGTGTAAATTCGTTAATTCTGCGAATCAGTGCGGGGTCGGATGAATTCAACAAGTATGTATATTCGTCGACACCTTTTTACACAGGTCATATACTAACAAATGGAACGGATGTGATTAATTTTAGTCACGCCGATGATCCATTTACACATCAATTCCACACGGGTACACAAAAGTATGTTCGAGACATTAGAATTGAATTCTTCTATATGAGTCACGGAAGGCTCATTCCATACGATTTCAGAAATCAAGATCATATTTTGAAATTTGAAGTCGAATGTTCTACTGATAAACTCGAGGGTCTCCCCAAAGTTTCCCCTGATATTTTGAAACGATCTCTGCCTCCACCTATAAGCATTCCTGTAATTGAGAATCCTTATAGTAGGGGTAATTACCTGGCTATATTTGCCATCGTTTTTGTCGGAGTTATGCTTCTTTTAGTTATGAAACGAAAACCCAAACTTATTGCGTAATCGCATAGACTGGCTGAGCTGGTCGGCTCACGCGCTTGGAAATGCGAGAGATGGCGAGGTACACTGCGATGGAAAGGAGAGTAGTGAGGACCGCGACAAGGGTGTACTGAGCACCGCTGTTCTTTGGAACTCGGATAAGTTGCTGAAGAACCCAGCGGACGAGGTCGTTCCAGCTGAGGGCCGCGGCGAAGGAGAAGCCCGCAACAATCGCATTGAGGGATTGGGTCTCCAATTCTTGAGTCACGAGGTTGACAGTTTCAATCGCGTTTTCCATGATGAGGGTTTTATATATTACACTGGGAAAATTTATTCCGGTAACAATTCTTCTTCATAGATACGCTTGTACTTTTTTTTGCCGATGGTTTTTTTAGTCTGTGTAAACAACTGCTCGTCGTCTGAAGAATCTCCATCGGTACTGGTATCTGTGTCTTCGTCCTCCTGAACTTTAAATGACTTATATTCAGAAATCGTCCACCCCTCCGGCTCCAATGTACTCATTACTATTAATAGCATTTTTTAACATCTCTTCCACCGGGTTTTGTGGTTCCCATTCATCCCATCGGTCGTATGCGGCATTCACGCGTGTGAACGTTAGATCTTGTCCTGTGTATCGGGTGAATGGGGGGCATTCGTCTTCCGTAAGTTCTTCAATATCATCCTCATCGGATTCCTCCTCATCGTATATTTCTGGAACGATGGAACCGATACTTTCTCCCACAGTGTGCATGACACAAAACTTAACGGCATATTCCATGTCTTCCGCTGTCACAGCTGTGCGACCACACGCTTTACAATATTGACACGCAATGATTAAACTCTTTTCAATCACTGGTGTGACGATGCCAATGAGCGCATTACTTTGAGCGTTTTCGTATTCTCCTGACGATTCACCGAATCCTGTTTTCATCATCTTTATTATTACGAATTAAAAAGTGTTTGAGCAATTCCCCCGTGTACACGAAGGATATTATACGTTAACGCGTAAACACGAAGTTGTCTTGCATAAGAGATGCAAGGTGTCATACTTAGGTTGAGGATTTGCTCTTTCACGAGACTGAAATTAACCTGCCCCGTGGGATACCACTTTTCTGGTTCACACGCAAAACTATATGAGTAAAATCTACGAATGAGTTGTGTTTTTGAATGATGAATTGCACCCTGAACGGCTTTCAAAAATATAACATTTCCAGTTTCATCTGTGATTATTGGCTCACCATCCAAGTCTAGTGTGAGATAGTTCAAGTTTTCGTACAGTACCAATTTGTTATTCGAGACCGATAATGTATTATCATAATCGAATGGCGAAGCACCTTGTAGTTGAATCACGAAATACAATTCCTTCACTGGATTTATAAAACTTAATCTGAATTTACCCGTAGAAACATTTTCCGGAATGTCAAATGTATTTTGTTGAATTTGTGTAATTGTGTAATCATGCTTTGAAGTTTTAATCTTTACACGTTCACATATGTCTACAAAAACGATCTCACTGCATAATTGGAAATCTGTTATTTTTGGTGTGTATGTAAGATTTTTGTATGTTCCATCCGATGTATCAATAATAAGATTTGTGTAGTCTCTCAATTTAATCTCAACTTCAACTTCCTGTTTCGTGATGGCACAAAGAGGTATGGCAAGTTTGGGGTTATTGTAAAAATAGAATGGTAAATCTATAAAGTAGTCTTGTTCAGTTGTGGCTTTACCAAGGAAACCTATAATAGTTGGGTCAGAAACTCGAACCGCTGATGTTCTCAACGAATATTTTCCAATTAATTTTTCAAGAGCCTTTTGTTTTGTTTGTGTAAAGTTGTGTTCTGAATATATTTGTAAATAATCACTTGTGATTCTCTGAATAACTTCACCACCCACGATGATATCAGCATATTCTATGAGGGCGTGACCAATGGATTCAATGTAACCAATATTATATGGTGATGTCAAAGCTGGTAACTTGACTTTAACACTCAATGTTTTAAGAAGGTCACCCTGATCTTGGGGAATCGTAAACTTTACTTTTTTTCCAAAGTCGGCTTCATTCTCTGGTTTCATGTAAACATATTCTGTTGAATAGTTTGAATGCCTCTTAAAACTTTGGAGAAAATGTGTATAGTCTGGGTCGAGTGTAAAGAACCTGTCTTGAGGTCCAAATGTTTCGAGCTGAACACGACCAGCCATTACTAATATAACAATCTAAAATTTTAAACCAGCTAATCCACTTTCAAAGCGAAGAATATTGTAGTTCACCGCATAGACGCGTACATCGTTCGCATATGTTAAGTTGGATGGTTCTATTTCTATTGTGAATAATTTGTGAACTATGCGACTCATATTTACTTGCCCAGTTGGATAATGAACTTCCGGGTGTAACGAAAAACTATACATTCCAAAATCAGATTTGAGAGTGAATAAACCCAATAATGGTGCAAGTGTACGAAGAACCAACGGTGAATTTGTGTGATGCTTTAACGCCTGTTCATACACAAGGAATTTTGTATCGTTGTCAAATACAACTTGATTGTTAAAACGTAATTCGACATTCTTTATGGTTGTATACGCATTTGGTGCATTAGCTGTAATACTAAAGCTGTCCGGTGTACACGCAAAAAATAACTCTCTGACGGGGTGTTTAAAATTTAACATGACACCTTTTTTTGTCTCACCCGCTTTCATCTTAAATTGTGACATCTGAAGTTGTGTGATAGCATACTCAATTGGTCTGGACATTAAAAAGTTCCTCTCTTCGTCGGCAACGTATATAAATTCAGCGTCTAGAGAAATCTTTCTTATTGATGCACTTACATTCGATGGTGCGCCATAAAATATTAATTTGGATAGAGGCGTCGTTTTAATTCTTACTTCGACGCTTTGTTTTGTAAGGGCGCAGGTTGGTATGGATAAAGTTGGATTTCTAAAAAAATAGAATGGAAGATCCAAGTAGTATGTATAGTCTCCAGTATACGTTAAAAAGTTACCATGCCCATTTAAAAAATACAGTGTTTGTGTCGTATCATCGTTATTGTTGTGTAGTTGCTGGTGAATATAGATATACTCGCCTGTAATTTTTTCAATAACTTGACCACCAATTACCAATTCAGCGTACTCTATGAGATTTGTGACGATAGATGGATTCCAATATACATCGTTAATTCCAGGTGTATCCGGCTTTGGATCACTCAGTGTAACTTTCAAGTTCATATTCTTTATGAGATCACCCTTGTCACTTGGTACACGAGCTGTTATAATTTCATCAAAGTCTATGTTACCATCAAATTGATTCTCGAAATAATCAATCGCAAACTTTGTATGTCTTTTAAAATTCATCAGGAAATATGAAAATTGTGGATCGCCTGTGAGCCATTGATCCTGAACTCCAGTGGCCGCAAGTCTTAAACGACCTGACATTCCTACTTTATGTGAGTAAAATTTTGTTAAATAAAACGGTACGCTAAAGTAGAATGAATCTTCAATTGAAGAAATTCAAACCCGAAACAATGGGCGATGATCGGGTATGTGTTTTTATTGGAAAGCGTAATACTGGTAAGTCTACGTTAGTCAAAGACATCATGTATTATAAAAAACACCTCCCAGCAGGCATTGTTTTATCAGGGACGGAAGAAGGTAACCATTTTTATTCAGAATTTATTCCAGACCTCTTCGTCTATGGAGACTACGACCGAGATGCCATAGAAAGAGTCATGTCAAGACAGCGTAAACTCGTGGGTGCGGGTAAAACCAATTGTGGTGCTTTTATGCTTCTTGATGATTGTATGTACGATTCAAAGTTTCTGAAAGATACGTGTATTAGACAGTGTTTTATGAATGGACGACACTGGAAAATCTTCTTCATGCTCACGATGCAATATGTCATGGATTTACCACCAGCACTTCGTGCAAATGTAGATTATGTATTCATTCTCCGTGAAAATATTATACAAAATAGAGAAAAACTTTATAAATCTTTCTTCGGTATCTTCCCATCATTTGATATGTTTTGCAAGGTGATGGATGCATGTACAGAAAACTATGAGTGTCTCGTATTGGATAATACCGTTAAATCCAATAAAATACAGGATTGTGTATATTGGTATAAAGCAACAGTCAGAAAAAACTTTAGGGTTGGAAGTCCCGATCTGTGGAGACTTCACCAGAAGATGTATAATCCCAAACACATGCAACATCGAGAAGATGATGCAAAAAAAGCCACAAAAAAGACAAATTTAAAAATTACTAAGACAAAGTAGCAGGCCGCGTTACTCAGATGTTTCAAAAACATATGAATATACTAAATGGCTACCAACGTAAATACCATGAATCTTTCAGACAATGGAGATGGGATGGTTCCATTGAATGATAATAGATCTACCGTGTTTATTGATAATAGAGCGTCACAAGAACAGGAAAAAAATGTGGGACAAAATAAACAGACAATGGACTCTACTCCAATTAATGACATTATGATGGATCCCCCAATGATGATGGAAGAGCCAAGAATGCAAGGTGTGATGCCACAAATGACAGCACCAAACCCCCAGGGTGCTTTCATGGCGCAGCAGCAAGCTGAGAAGGCGCCAGAGAGCAAGAACCCAATGAACCTCACCGATGATCAACTCATCGCCCTCGTTGCGGGTGTTGCGGCTGCCATCGCGGTGTCGAAGCCGGTTCAAGACAAACTTGTCACCTCCGTTCCCAAGTTCCTCAACGAACAAGGTGCGCGAAGCATGGTTGGTTTGGCGTCAACTGGTTTGGTTGCGGCGATTGTCTTCTACTTCGGGAAGACTTACATTGTGAAACCCTGATTTGATTCCCAACCCATATTTGAATAGATTGAATTATCAATACCCGAATAATAGGTAATCAACGCTCCAACAGTAAAAGCTGTCATGAGCAAGGCACTCAATTTAAGTGTCTTGCTTCTGTCACTCCCGTACTCTTTTACCGCGTCTTTCGTATCACCCCACAACTTGTTCATGAGAAAAGTTATCACGAACGCGATGACCGTCGTCGAAAATACAAACAAACGATCAACAGCCAAGCGTGGCACACTTCCCACAATATGTCTAAAGATGTTTGGTATCACCAATGTGAGAATGATCAAATTCCCATAATAGTTGTTACTGATGTGTGGTATGATTGTTATCCCATATATGGCGATGTAGTATAAGATAACCGTCAGTAAGACACTGAGAGGGGTTTTCATTTAATATATGTAAAGAAGATTATTTATCCTGTATTTTCTGACCACAGAAAGCCTTTCTATCTGGAATTTTTTCGTATATTCCAATCTCAATACACATATCTCGGAGTTCTGCATAATTGTCCCAAAAACCCTGGGAGTGAGAATACTCATCAACTGTGCAGTGTGCGAGTTCGTGAATAAGAACGTGGAACATCTCATTTGATGTTCCGTCGACACATATGGCTATTTCTTGTCCTTTATTCGTATTGTAACCAATGGTGCCGCGCATACCACGAATTCCGGTTATTGGAATACAACGCGTCAACATTTTATACTTTTGATTTTCAGTATTCACGAGATGTGTTCGAAGAGTCGTGTACTTTTCTTTGACCTCGGTGAGTTCCTGGGGTTCGCGTGTTCGTTGAAGAATCCATAAATTTATGAGCAACAATACAATGAATGCGATCATCTCTTATATACAAAGATAAATTTGCTATAGAATTCGGAGATTGGATTTCCCTCGAGACCCTCCCACATCTCAAGTGTGAAGCCAATCTCTTCTAGATGTGTTACCAGGAGATCCTTATACGCTATGGGTTCAGGTCTCACACCATCCGCGTAGAATGGTGTGTCTGCTAAATTCACAAATAATTTTTCACCATAACGACCCATACACTTAGTCTTAGTTAAAAAGAAATTTCCCAAATCATCGTTATAAGGTGTTCGAAATATAATCTTTTCTGAATCTGGAATAATCCCTATGAGACGTCCACCGGGTTTCATTCTCTTCTTGATTTCCCTAATTGAACTAAAAAATGTATCCTTTGATTCAAAAATATAATGAAGTGAAAAATTATAACACACAATGTCAAACTTTCTATTCGGGCAGTTGTGTATGTCCCCCTCGTAAAAATTTACTCGCATTCTCATGTTTTTTGCGCGACTTCTGGCTTCTACGAGGGCCGATGGCTCCGGGTCACACATACTCATGTTTGCACCACACCTGTGCCACTTTTGAAGATCACCACCAAAACCACAGCCAACGTCAAGTATCTGATTTCCTTCTTGAGTGACAGACTGTATCAGGTTTCGCTTGGCATCATTGTGGGTTCGACGGATCTCTTCCATGATTTACATTAGAACAATTCTTTTAAGGTAACTTAAGTTGTATATCTTCAATTTCAACCGTAGATGAAGGAAGCCAATTGAATAAGTAATAGTATACATGACCACTTCCCTCTATAAATTTTAATTTTTCCAAATGAGAACGTTTCTGCCCCGCATCAAGTGTATTGAATACATCGTATCCTAAATTTTTTGCGATTAAAAAGGCGTCGTTGTATACATCACCAACCATGTAAAACGCATACGCTTGACGTACTTCATCCGAGTCATCAACTCGCTTGTATGGAATATCATAAAATGAAATGAATTCGTCCGTGTCATCATTAACGTATGCATTCACTGGTAGAATCCAATATCTGACCCATTCCTTATCAATGACCGGAGCCAACTTGAATTCATCAAAATACTTTTTCAGTATAGATGTAACTTTTGGAACATCTTTAGAAGTCATCTTTCTAAATCGCGACGTTCCACGTAGTTCAAAGTATTTTTCCCTCAAACGATTTGTTTGGTAAAACCCGGTTTTAACGAGTCTCTTTACATCGAGGAATCGATGCCAATATGATGATTTAGTGATTGGTGTTGGAATTTTTGTTACAGCCGTATAAACGGCATGCCATATACCATTTACATTCGCAATTCGTTTAATTTCACTAATTAGAATTGGTGCAAAACCATGAGATCTGTGGGATGGGTGTACACATAGAAAGTTGATTTGAACCATTTTCAAATTCTTGTCACACACACGTACATTTTGGGGAATACTCGAAATATACCCAATAAGTTCACCAGTCTCACACACACGAATTCCTATATTTTTATATCCCGGAAATTCTACCGCCCATTTGAGTGTTCCCAGAGAATAATGGAGATTGAAGGTCTCATCAGACACGTAATGATCTTTAAGAAGTCTGTGTGCTTCATCGAGTGATGGTTCATCCCATTCAAAACCAATGGGGAGTGTAGTGGGGTTTGTATCTAATTTTTGATCCTTTTCGATATTACACCCCATATCATATGTAACTCCAGCTTGGGGTACAGGTTGTTTATCCCAAAAGGTTCTCATTATTTAAAATAGAACTGAACCTTTTAAGTTAGCTTAAAGTTTTGGAGTCTAATATGGGTATAATACCATGTCTCTCGAACAAGATTACACCACTGTTCCCGGTCAATTATTTGCTTGCCTCTCGGTCGTTGGCCCAGAGGCACCACAAAAGAATGATCAATTTGGAATCAAGATTCGTGGGGCATTCGCAACTCGTGACGAAGCTGCGAATCACGCGAAGCGTCTTCAGAAGGAAGATGCAACATTCGACATTTATGTCGTTGACATGTACAAGTGGTTGCTGATCCCACCAGATCCGACAAAGATTGAAGACGTCCACTACACGAATGAGAAATTGGAGGAAATCATGAGTGGATACAAGGAGAATCAAGCACAAGCCGCGCGCATGTTCCAAGAAAGAAAGACCACCATGATGGCAGCCAAGGACTACATCTCCCCTGGTGACGAAAACTCCAAGTTTTACACCAAACCAGATGAGCCACCAATTCCCCACCCAGCGGAGGTTTTGGAACGTCTTCAAAAGGAAAAGCCTGACAGTCCAATGGAAGATCTCGTCAAGGAAGCTGACGCTCTCGTGGCGGCGGAGATTGAGGAACGTCGCAAGTTGCGCGAATCGGAGATTGAGGCTGAGTCGTCGACCGAGGCTAAGATCGAAGAGTCAAAGGAGGAGGGCGAGCCAGAAGTTTCATCCGCGTAAATAAAAAATATAATATAATTCTAAAACAAAATGTTTAAGATAATCATAACAGTGATATTAACTTCAGCGTTCTTTATTTTGTTTTTTACTTCCCAAACAAAAAACAAAAAAAGGGAAAAGGAGAAGAGACCTGTCGAAAAACCCAGTACAACAAAGGGATTTATCGAAGATACATATCGTGGTCCTATCACGGATCGCTTTATACCACCTAAATATGGAGATATTGGAACATTTGTTGGTAATACAAGTCTTCCAAACTTTGGATTTCCATACGCCTAAATAAAAAGTCATCTGATTTTGGGATTCTTAACTATATCTGAGTATCACGGGTTGCATAGTTTTACCCATGAAAAAACCAAGTAGAAACACTGCGAATGCGATGATCCATGTAGATTTATCAACACTTGATAATATATCGAACTTTTCTTGATGAGCCATTTGATCTGGATACATCATTTGTTGTTGTTGAGGTTCATAATAATATTGTGGTTCGACTTGTTGTGGTTGCTGCAAGTCGTGATCCTCACTCTTATCGTCTTTTAAATTGTCGATTGTTGGATCATATTCAATTGGATTTCCAATATCGGTTTCCATTTTAAATATAGAAAGTGATTTTTTTAAGTCTATTCTTCCTCACTTTCTTCATCCTCATCGTCGACCACAAAACCATCCAAATCCCCACCATCGTCGTCGTCACCGTCGTCGTCATCGTCGGAATAGAGTTCCTCATCCGTATCCAAGTCTGAATCAAAATCCGTATCATGCTCATCTTCTGCATAATCATCCTCAAATTTGGTTTCTTCGGGTTTATACAACGCTGGTTTCTTTATCTGACGCCCAGATTTTGTTCGTGTTTCTACCATTTTTATATAAATAAAGACTTCTGTTTAAGTATCTTTTCGTGAATTTCATCTCTAACGTCGAGGTCGGCGTATAGGGCGAGTTCTTCGATGTAATCCAAGTCTTTCGTTGATAAGTATTGTTTATACAGTTCTGGTTGAATACCTGAATATTCATAAAATGCGTCTGGTTCTGGAAGTTTAATTACATTTTCAACGTCACCAACTAAAGATGCTATAAGGTAAATAGAGGCTCCAACCAGAATGAGTGCCATTCTTCTAATGTTCTGGTTTATTTTTTTTGAGCTGGATACAGAATGGAAATAACACTTGAACTTAGTTTGTGAACTCTAGAATTTTGTTTCGTACACACGGGACACTTTTGTGATATAGTTTTATTCTTAATTACGTAGGACATTGTCTGTTCCCCGTGTACACCTTTGAAGGTTTCACAATAGTTTGATGTTGTGAGAGCGACGAACTCGTTTTTTTGTTTGGAAATAGTCACGACACGGATATCCTCTGGACATTTCATACACCTTCGCATGTAAGATTCTAAATGTGGTTTTACATCCGATTGTTTGACTTTAGGCTTTTCTTCAAACTTTTTAATTTCTGGACACTTCTTGATGTCCTCCTTTTTGGGATACAATCGTTCAATTACTTTAGGGGGGAGTATGTGTTTTCTTCCATAAAAATCTTTACAAAAGCCATCCCTTCGACCGCGAATCGTCTCACACCTACAAAAGCACTTTTGAGCAATGACACGTCCACTTATATGAAACCACACATGATTGGAATTGTGGGATCTTTTGAGGTTTTCACAATATTTAGAATTCGTAGCGACTAAATACGTGTCCTTGTGTTTGAAGAGACTCTTAATGATTGACCCATTCTGTCCTTCCATATTTTTCTGAACAAAGTCTTCGATGAGTCCTCTGACTTCATCGTCGTGGAGTTCATCTTTTGTCTGCGCATCCGTAAACGAACCCTCCTTGATCACAGATGAGGGTGGTTCTATAGTTATGTGCTGTGGTTCATTCGTTCGAATTGAAGACATTTTGAGATATTCGATATTTGGTTGTTGGTCAACTCTCGTAAGTTTACTCAATGGTCCATGATTATATAGAAATACGGGAAGATATGCCACTTGTATAATTTTACCAGAGTCACCACACTCGGGACACCCCTGACCACCACATGACATATGTTTTGCCATCTTGTGAGACCAAGGCATGCGAAAACCACTTCCCCTCGTCTTTCTATGTGTACAGCCATACACAGATGAATCTATAATTTCATTCCAATCTGTACCACCTTTTGCCTTGGACAGCGCCACGAGAATGTGTTCTCTCAGAGCAACAGCAGACGATTGATTCAACACAAAACCCGGCCAATTGAGGTGTACTCCAGTTTTTGTGTACTCACCCACCTTTTTAGTTGGTGACACAGATATCAAACAATCCTTGCCACCGTGACGCTTTACTTTATCACAAATGATTTTACAAATGTCCTGAATCTCCTCAATCGTGAGAGGGCGTGTATCTTTGTAATCAATGTCTACAAAGAAGTTGTAGTTGTCACTCTTTTGTTCGACAACGAAAAGTTTTTCACCCGACTTGACAGCCTCTATGTACTTTTCGTGAAAGTCGTTCAATTTATCAAAAGGCACGGAAAGGACACCACCGTCCATGAGCACATGTGATAGATTGGTTGCATTGTTAAATTTTTGTTGGGCGCACCACCTTTTAAACATACCTTAGTATAAACTTTATTCTCTATACCTCGACATACATGATACATCCGGGAACTCCAGCGTCTCGGATAGGTGTTTCTTAACGGTTAAAAGTTCGTATACAGTTTTTTCTTTATTCTCTTCTATCCACTCCTCAATCTCCTCGTCGCAAAGACCACGATTCGATTCCAAAAGTTGACGAATTTGCATTAAAATATAAGCCTTGGACTTCATTCTATTTTATAGAAAAGGTTTTTCTATTTAAAGAACTAACACACGCGTAAAATTCTGGATTTTTAAGGACGTTATCGACTATAAGCTTCCATCGTTTACGTGTATTGAATTCTTCAAGAGTATCAAAACTCATGTAATCATTTTCATCGTATGTTTTCTTTATTGGTTGTTTCTGTATCTTTTTAAGGTTTGTTTTTTGTTTTTCTTCGTAAAATTTTCGGACGAGTGTCTGTTGTTCGGTCTTTTTGTAATTCACAAAAAATACAAAAACATTGTATTCAAGGTCAACCGTGGGACTCTCTTTGACTGTAAATTTATATGTAGTATATTCACCACTCTTGAGGGATACAACACCTCTCGTCTCTTCTTCAAGCTCTCGTAAAGCACAACGTAAAGGGTTAAAGATCTCTCTTCTTCGGCAACCGCCTGTGACAAAAATCCAATCCTTGAAGCGGCGATCTCTCACCGTTAAAAATTTTGGTTTATCGTCAGTAAAGCTTACCGGGATCGCTATAGCCTTGTATTTTTTCATTGCGCATTCGCAAGTTATAATAAGTGAATATGTTTATTCCTCGCTTTTTTCCCCCCCTTTTTCGTTCACATCTTCAACTTCAACTTCATCTTCATCTGGTAATTGCGCTGTGAGCTGGTGCATAAGATGATTCGAGAAGTTACGGAAGTTTTCGACTTCCGTCTTCGTCTTGTTCATTTCCTTAAACAAGAACATCACACCCACGATACACACAATCGTCGCGATCATCATGAGGGTTTCACGGTCCATTTGCATCATTATAAACTATTTACAGTTCTTCTTTTTAAGTAAGAACACCCATGCGTGCTTTGCCTGGGGCTGGGCATTCATAAGGTGCTTGGGCGAATTGTACGGCTTCGTAATGCGTAGGTTGACAGGACTTTTCAGTTGGTGGGGTGGGTTGTCCCACAAACTTTTCAAGCGTCCTGGATTTTGGATCGTACGTCAATACAAAAACGATGGCGAGGAGGAAAACTACGTTCCACATTTGTTTTATTAATTAGTTAGAATATAAAAGACCACCCATACCGTTCTCAATGCGGAGGACATTGTAGTTCACGGCGTAGATATCTTTAGTGCAGTCACGAGCGCTGTTGATGATGCGCGCCGAGTCGAGTCGCGAGAAGTTGAGAGAACCCGTTGGCTGAAGCTTACCAGTCTCGAGGCAGAATGGGTACGTGAACAAAGTCTTCGCGGTGGCTGGCAAAGAACCATTGGAGGTGTGATAGTACAGTGGCACAGTGGTGAAGTTTGGATCAGCAAACTTGAAGTCAGCCACATCGGTACCATTAATTTGAAGCTTGAGCTTGTTGTCGTCGTTAAGAATCGACAACGCGCCGGTATCGGCCGAAGCCAAATACTTCACTGGGTGGTTGAAGTTGAGTTCTTGAATCTTGTTACCGGAGGCGATGGCCTTTTGAACTTGGATCATCATCATGTTTTGTGGTTGAGACGCGAAAACTTCACGTTCTTGGGTATCCAAGTAGGCGTAGTTCGCGTAGACGTCCCACTTCTTACTGGCGTCCGCGGCGTTGGCACCCCACGTGATGCGGAGTTCCACATCGTGGTATTGGAGGCTGATCAATGGAAGTGCGGATTGCCAGTTTTCACAGAAAGAGAAGCGGAGTGGGTAGAAGCGTTCACTGCTCGCACCACCGTAAATATCGCCTGACACAGATTTGGCTGATGTTGTAGCGAAGAGAGTTGGGGCGATGAGGGTTGAGAAAGTTGAATCGTGTTCATCGACGACTTGACCACCGACGAGAAGCTCGACCTTGGAAATCATAGTTGTCCAATCGGCGACCGCGACAGTTTTGGTACCGTCGTTGGGAACGAGGTAAACATAACCCAAGAGATCACCCTTGCGCTCGAAGCGCACAGTAGACATACCATTGTTGGACACGTTCCCCTGGATCACCTGACGTTCGACAGTTTGGGAAAAGTTCGTGTGGCGTTTGTAAGTTGAGCGGAAAAAGCTAACTTCGGGTTTGCCGACGAGGTGCACATCCTGAGCACCGACGGCGACGAGTTGGGCAATACCACCAGACATTTTATATTATAGTAAGACTTTATTTTTAAGTGTTCAAGTTCACAGAACTTTCCTATGGTGGCAAAGGTCTAGATGGGTCATGTTCGTAGGAAAGAATGAGGGCTTCCTTAGTGGCACCTGCGGGCATCGTACCTTCGGAGAGGTGTTTTTCGAGCTGGAGCTTATAAATGGACTCTGCACCGTATTCAATGCTATTCTTCACGAGATCACCTACCCACTCCTCTGGGTCGGTGTGCCTAGTCTGGATCGTCTTGTAACAAACGTTACAGAGTTCCATGGTGATAGTGGCAGGTAGGCCATTTAATATATCGGGGGAGAATTATTAAATGGGTTTGGTGAGGTGAAACGAGTAACTGCGTTACTCGGGGGGAGTGGGCCAAACTGGATTCTCTGGGTCCGTTGTATTCGCTGGGAGGTCTCGGAGAGCTTGGCGGTAATCCAACCACGCCTGTTTCGCTTCGGGGGTGGGGTGAGGCCAATCAGGAATTGTGTATTTATCTGTTTTTGAGAGTATGGAGTCTCTCTCTTTACGTAAAACTTTCAAAGGTCTTTCGTTATTTATTCTTTCGCATTCTACTGTAAGTTCTTCTTCGGATGGTTTGGGTACGTTCTCATCTAACCACTTCAATCCTTCATAATTTTCACCGTGAAGTTCCCAGTTATTCTCTGGATATAAACTTATTAAGGCTTCCGAGAGGTCCATTTGATATGAGTCAATATAATTTATACGGCAATTTCCATTGCACTTTTATAGGATACCGCTATTTCATG